TGCTTTACGCAGGTCCTCAAGGTGTGCGCCTTTGCGTCTCGCTCTTACGATGTACTTGACTGCATTGCCCTCGTTAAAGTTGAGGTCGTAATCCTTAATGATGTCGATGACGTCATATTGCTGCTGGTTGTCGTAGTGTTTTGGTGTCATATTATTTAAAATCAGTATCAAAGTCAGTCCATATTTTTACAATCGCACCTGCGGCTTTTAGTTCCTCAATGCGCAGTTCTTGAATGGGCGATAGCTTCCCGCCTTCGCGTTTCACTTCGATAAACATAGCCTTGCCGTATTTGATTGCCAGTAGGTCGGGTATGCCGTTGGTCGATGTCTTAATGAGTTTCGTGACATACCAACCTCGCTCAATCAGTTTGCGTTTAATCTTCGTTTGAATTTGCTGCTCGGTCATTGGTTATCTATTTAAATAAGCCTCAATTACGGCATTTTTTTTCAAACTTTTAATTACTGTATCATAATCCTCAGAAACATTTTGTGTTAACTTTAAATCAGAATAAAAATAAATTTTACTTCCTTGGTTTAGTTCTACAATTGCTCGAATATCTTTTATATCAAAAGTTATCCTTAAATTACTTAATAAACTTGTAAGTTCTATCATAAGTGAATAATTAAAAACAAACACCCCTCAATTGACCGCCAAGTGCAAAAGAGAGGTGTTGTTAGTTGTGTGTTTTCTCTTGGCGGTGGTCAAATATACAAATTTATTTTAATAATCAAAATAATTTTTGCTGAATAGGAACTTTTGACAAATCCGACCATTGCTTTGCCATCGCTTGAGATATCCCTGGGAATGTTTTGGATCGCTTTGTTCCATCTCCAAAAGATTCTGAATACCATTTGCTCATTCTTTTACCGCTTGAGAATGTGACAAACTCGCCTTTTGAAACTATTTTAGTCGGTTTTAAATATGGCATATTTTTATACCAAAGGCAAGTAGTTTTTTGAAACTCATCCCCAAAATAATATGGCTGAATTATTTGATCGGGTTCACGCCATACTTTGCTCATTATACAAATTGGATTCTCAATTACAATATGATCAATTGGCGCGTTTGCTAATTTCATAAAAAACTCAATCGAATTTTTTTGTCTGCCGTCTTTTATTTTCTCCTTAAAGTGCCTCGCTCCCGAAACTGCCAAATGAGTACATGGTGGGTGTGCAATCATTAAATCATACTTACCACTATATGCCTCAATTAATGCATCGCCTTTTATATGCCATTCGGGATAACCACCTGTGCAATCTTTAATATCGCAGCTAAACGCTTCGATTCCTAATTTACGGAATTCAATTGTTACCGCTTGACTTTCCTCACACGCTACAAGTACTCTCATTTTGTCTAAAAATTTTTAGTGTGTAATCTTTTTTTTGCTGCACGGTCTTATAAATATCATATTCGATCCCGCCTTTTGAAAATATCCAAAAAACCTCGTTTTCTTGTCGCTGCATTGTGGTCATGCGATCGCGGCTTTGCCAGTAACTCGTTGCACTAAAATCGATGTTATAGTAAACCAAATACTTTGCGTTTTTTAAGGAGACCCCTTCCCTGCCGGAAAGTATCTGAAGCGCGATATTTTTATCGGTTGAGTCGAACTCCTCGACTGAATTTGTCAAGTAATCGGCTCCAAATACTTTAAGCAGCGCGTCCCATTCAGCCTTAAATTTATAAAAGATTGCTATTTTCTCGCCTTTAAACTTCTCCTTTATAAACCTGGCCTTTGAATCGTCAATCACTTTGCTGCTGCCGTCCTCAAATTTACAAGTCCCACTTGACAGTTGGTGCGTTTTTTGCATCAACTTAACGCCTGTATCGCCTAAAATTATTTGCCCTTGTCCGTTTCGAACGATTAGGTCCTTTTTAAGGCGTCGAATGACCTCGTAAGTGATTGGCTGCATCTCGCACTCCAGCACCATCTCGTTGACGCTTGTTGTAAACCCTGCCTCCTTTTGTGTGAACGTTATAATATACGGCCGTGTTGATCGTCTGACTTGATTCTCTTTTGCGTTTGAGTAGTCCTTTACAACTGAATAGCCTAAGCGTTTCTCTTTTATGTCGACGTATTCAGCGGCCCACTTATAAAAGTTTGCATAGTTTTTATAGGGCGAGTAATCACTTACCCAAAATTGGTGGTACCATTGTGAATAACTCTCGGGCGTTGGCGTTCCGCTTAGGAATATCATAGGTAGCTTAGAAAATCGCTTTTTAAACTCCTTAGCCGTTGCGTTCGGTTTAGGGAAGGCACCGAAGCGGTGGTGTTCGTCGTGTATAATTAAATCAAACTCGCCCTTGACTAAATGTAAACTCTCGTCGTTTATGATTGTTAAATCAAAGTCAAATCCAAAGTTGTCGTAGTCCCATTGTATACTGGAGATTGCTTTCTTTTTTGTTAAAAACAACACTCGCTTGGCTGCAAATAATTGCGCCGTATTTAAAGCGGTCAAACTCTTGCCAGTTCGCACCTCCATCGCAAGGTAAACGATATGTTTATTTCGCAAAATCTCAACTGCCTCGGCTGAGATTTTTGTTTGGTATGGTCGTAGTTCCATTAGAAAAATCGGTATTGTTTAACTGAATTGAGTTCGTTTTTATAGTCCTCATTCCAATACTCCTCATCGCAACCAATATCATAACCCGATATATAAAACGGCTCATATTTACTAATAGGACAAAAATTTACAGGTTGATAGTCATCTCCATATAATCCATAACACGCGCTCACTTCGCTAATTGATGGAAACGGAACTGATAAAACAAGTAATTGTTTTGGGCATTGATTATATCTTTTTACATTATACTCATCGTTTAACCAATCTAAATTGGGTTTGATTTCAACAAACAAATCATATTTTTTTAAATAAAAATCGGGAGTATAATTTCCTGCATCTAACTCAAAACATTCGGGTTCATAAACCCAGTTTAATCCGCAGGCATCAAAAAAAATTGCCCATCTTGCCTCAAGTGTACTTCTAAATTTTACACCGTTATAAACTTGCTCTTTTGCTTTAAAAGTATATTTCATCGTCTTGATTTTTAGAATTTTCGTTTACAATTTCAAACCAACGGTCTCCATTGGATTTGCCTGTTAAGTATTTATAATCATAAAATTTGCAATAGTGTTCAATCCATTGGGAGAAACGTTTTTGAGATAACTTGTACGTTCTAAAATCAGGATATTCATTTACAAAATTGTCGTAGTAACTTTGCTTATTGCAGCGAACGTTAAACTCGATATTTTCATTTTTGCCATCTTGATCAGGTTTGCTCCATTCGTAAAACTCAAAGCAAGTATTTTTAATAAACTTGCGAACTTCTAAGTTTTTAAAGTCGTGCTTAGTCAATCCATTTTGCAAATAAAATTGCACGCAATTAATCATAAAGTTGTCAAACTTAAACCACTCCTCAGCATCCCAATCGTCAAATAATAAATGCCCAAACTCATCTACTGGAGTGTGTTTAAAACTAAAATAGTCGCTCATCTCAACTTCAAACTTTCGACGCTCAAACGATCCTCCAACACCTCCAACGGTGTAATTGGTTGTAATAAGTATTTTAGGGCTCTTTGTTACAGGTAATTTTATAGCGTCTTGACCTTTATACTCAAGTGTAATCCCTTCGGTTATCAAAGAAAATAAGCTTTCAAAATTAAAGTTCTTTTTTACGTCATCAAATACAAGTATTTGCGTGTCGGTTGATACGGTTTGATAAGGGAATGACTTTGTAAATTCAAACGTTTTGCCATCAATCGAGCTTACTTTTTTCATTTGAGCAAGTGCGTTCCAAAATAAACCCTTGCCGCTTCCTCCATTTGGATTTTCTGAGATTGTCTCATCGTTAAAAATAATCGCTTTATTATTTGCTGAGGTCTTAAACGAATGCAACAGGTAACCAATTACCGATTTGAATGAGTTATATTTCTCAGCATCTTGCCCAGCAATTAGCCAAAGGAATTTTCTAAACGTTGAGCTATGGTGGTCGCTTTCAATATACTCTCGGTTTATGATTTGACGCTTCCAAACAAAGCCATCTAAGTCAATATAATCGATTTTTGATATATCGGTGTCAGTCACTCGCACAACGCAGTTGTTAAAGTATAAAAAGCACTCCTCTTGCGTGTCTTCTTTTATATTTACTTCCGTTGATTCAAGCAAAGCAAGGAAATCACTTTGAAAGTATTTATTTGACGATGCCATAAAGTCGTAAGGAGTAAAGCCTATATCGTCCCTGGAGAGTAAATTGTTTAATACAAAATCCTTAATTCGTTTCTCACTTGTCTCATCAACCAAATTTTGCTCAATTTTTATAAATGTAAAAGTGCTAGTATTAGTTGGGAAGTATTTATAAAAATTGTTTTGTTGTAGCCAAAATTTAA